TCCAACCAGGTGACGAAGTCCAGCCTATAAGATACACTTGTATTCCTACGTTTTTAATTGCGTATGAAGAAGGCCCGTTTGGTAAAGTTGAAAAAGTATATCGAAGAATTAAAAGACCTTTTGGTGTGTTAGACCAGGAGTTCCCGGATATAAAAATACCTGATTCAATGAAATCTAGATATGGATCTGATGAAACAGAAATTGTAGATCTTATTGAAGGAACTTATTATGACAAGTTAACCGGCAATTATCATTATCAAATCATTGATGAGATGGGTAGAGATGAACTTGTTTATCGTAATTTAAAATCTTTTCCTTGGGTTATAGCTAGATATATGAAAGCTTCTGGCGAGAGATATGGCCGAGGTCCTGTATTAACTGCCCTACCCGACATTAAATCTCTAAACAAAGTTAAAGAGCTAATATTAAAATCTTCTAGTTTATCTATTGCTGGAGTGTATACAGCTTCGGATGATGGGGTCTTAAACCCGAACACAGTAAGAATTGTGCCTGGTGCTATAATTCCTGTTGCGAGAAATGGTGGCCCACAGGGAGAATCCTTGAAGCCGTTGCCAAGACCTGGTGATACCCAGCTTTCACAAATGGTAACTGGTGAATTAGTAGCTTCAATCAAAGCAATATTAATGGATGAAAGTTTACCACCCGATACTATGAGTGCCAGATCTGCTCTAGAAATACAGGAACGTATGAAGCAATTATCTCAAAATCTTGGGGCTTCGTATGGCCGATTGATTAATGAGACTATGATACCGGTTGTTAAGAGAACTTTAGAAGTTATGAATGACGTTGGGATGATTGAATTGCCATTAAAAGTTAATGGATTACAGGTTAAGATTGCCCCTACTGCCCCGTTAGCTATGGCACAAAACATGGGCAAGGTTGAAGAAACATTAAACTTTATGCAGTTAACATCTCAAATGGGTCCTCAAGGCCAAGTATTTTTAAAACAAGATAAACTTATTGATTACATTGCAGATCAAATGGGCATCCCGGCTGAGTTAAGAACTACACCGGAAGAAAGACAAGAATTAATGGAGCAAGCCATGCAAGTGGCACAACAAGCACAAGAACAGGGGCTAATTAATGGACAACCAGAGCAACCAGCAGAGGTCAATCAGTAGTGAAGGATGGGAAGGTTTAACTGATTACGAAGTACCTAACAAACCACCGGAACCATCAGAAATAGACAAAATATTTTTTAGGACATTTTCAACCGAGGATGGACAAAAGGTTTTGGAATATTTAAAAAATTGCACAATAGACCAACCAACGTGGACACCAGGAGCAGATGCTTCACATGGTTATTTGCGTGAAGGTCAAAATTCAATCACAAGAGAAATTATAAATAGATTAAGGAGATGTAAAAATGGCTGAAGATGATAAAGGTTTAATGGGTAGTGTAGAGCCTGATATAAATGAAGAAGAGACTAAAGATGAGGGAATGGCTACAGCTTCACCAGAGCAAATCGTTGAAGGTGAAGATCTCGAAGGTGTAGAGTATGAAAGACCTGATGACTTCCCTACTAAATTTTGGGATGAAAAAGAAGGTCCTGATATTGAGAACCTGGTTAAAAGTTATAACAACTTAGAAAAGAAACTTAGCGAAGGCAGACCAAAAGCTCCAGAGACTTATGACGTTTCTCCTTTAGAGGGTGTTGTTGAAGATGATCCATTATTAAAAGATTATACAATCTGGGCTAAAGAGAATGGTGTTTCACAAGAAGCCTTTATAGATTTAGCTAAAAAATTTGTTGATATGGGCTATCAGTCTGAACAAGATAGTAAAATGGATATAGAAAAAGAAAGATCTTTGTTAGGTGAAAATGCCAATGAGATCATTAAATCTAATATCAATTGGGGCCGTGGTTTAGTTTCTAAAGGTATTTTTACTGAGAAGGATTATTCAGAATTAGAGGTTCTTGGAGGAACTGCTGGTGGTCAAAGATTGATGCAGAAGCTTAGACAGATGCAAGGTGAAAAAGATATACCGGTTGTGGCTATAGCTGGAAACCAGTTAGACAAGGAAGAATTGTTTGCCAGAGTTGCAGATCCTAGATATCAAACTGACCCGGCATTTAGAAGACAAACCGAAAAAATGTTTGAGGATAATGTTCCTAATTAACTGTATAAAATCTAGTTGTATAATCTAGTATTTACAAACAAATGTTTTTTTGATATTAATTAAGTGATCGATAACTCCCATGAGCCGATCTGACTAGTGTAAATCACTACGTTGCTAGACGTTCTAGTAGTCAAAGGTCGGATTTCCGGTAACCAAAGGCGAATTAACTTTAACCTTTTTTGGGAGCTTTAAAATGGCTACAACATTAAGTAATGCTTTTATTACTTTGTTTGAAGCAGAAGTTCATCAGGCTTATCAGGCAACAGCTACTCTACGAAATGTTTCTCGTATGAGATCAGGTGTCTCTGGAAGTACTGCTAAATTTCCTATTCTGGCAAAGGGTACTGCATCGGTAAGAACTCCTTCTACTGACGTAGTTCCAATCTCAGGCAGTTTCTCAACTGCAACAGCCACATTAGTGGATTATATCGCATCTGAGTATTCAGATATTTTTAACCAAGCAAAAGTAAACTTTGATGAAAGACAAGAGTTAGCTAAGTTAGTTGGTAACGCAATTGGTAGAAGAGAAGATCAAATAATTATTGATGCTCTTATTGCTGGTTCTGCCGGTACTACTGTGGCTAATACTGTCGTGACAACTGGTTCTGCTTCAGCATCTGACCTTAACGTAGGAAAAATTATTTCTGCTAAAAAGGCTTTGGATACTAATTCAGTACCACCTCAAGACAGACACATGATCATTCATGCAAGTTCTTTAGCTTCATTATTAGCTGACGAAAGAGCAGTTAGTTCAGACTTCATCCAACTCCAGGCTTTAAGTCGTGGCGAAATTCAAACTTTCGCTGGATTTAATATCCATATGATCGGAGATCGTGATGAAGGTGGTTTACCAAAAGATGGTTCTTCTGACAGAACATGCCTAGCATTTCACAAAGATGCGATCGGTTGTGCTGTAGGTATAGCTCCAAAAGTTGAAGTAAACTACATCCCTGAGAAAACTTCATTCTTAGTATCAGCAATGTATTCAGCCGGTGCCACAGTAATCGATACTGCTGGTCTAGTTGATATTACTTGTAGGGAGGCTTAATCATGGCTTTTAGTAGAACTGGGATCAACCCAATAGGTGGCCAATCCAAAAAAGGAACAGCCCCTCAAATGTGGACATACACATCAGCCGATGCAATAGCTACTGTTAACACAGCCGGTTATTTTAACGACATGTCAGATGATTTGTCTGTAGGTGATGTTATTTTTGTACATGACAGCAATACACCAACAATGAGTATTGCAATGGTTGCATCTAATGCTTCCGGTGTTGTGGACATTACTGACGGCACAACTGTCGCTATGACAGATTCTGACTAAACAATAATTAGGGGGCAATTAATTTGCCCTCTATAACTCTAGGCGAGGTGCGTGGATTATGGCTGAAGGTGATACAGACGTTTCTATTTGCTCACAGGCTCTCCTCCTGTTGGGTGCGAACCAAATCACTAGTTTCTCGGATGGAACAGCCCCTTCCTCGATCTGTTCAGTTTTATATCCACGCATTAAGTCTCAGACTTTAGGATTATATCATTGGTCTTTTAGTTTATCTAAAACAGTATTATCTAAATTAGCTGTCACTCCGACTAACTTTTATACTTATGCTTATCAATTACCGACTGATATGTTTTTAGGAGTACCGAGAGTTGTCTATACATCTACTTCAACATCAGCCCCTAATACAACTGAGTATGAGATCCAGGGCAATCAATTACTAACTAATCAGTCTACTATTGTTGTTGATTATCAAAGATTAGTATCTGAGCAAGAAATGCCCTCTTATTTCATACAATTATTAATTTATCAAATGACGTGGCATTTAGCCGAACCTGTTACCGATCAGATTACAAAGGCTGACTATTGGAAGAATGTTGCTTTAGGCACATCTGCTGAAAACAATAGAGGTGGTTATTTTAGGCAAGCAATTAACATAGATGGGTCAGGACAATCTAAAACTGTCATTGCTGATTATTTATTAACTGAGGTGCGTTGATGGGTAGGATTACTCAATATCAATCAAACTTTACTGTAGGAGAAATAGATCCTCTTTTGGTTGGTAGAATTGATATTCAGCAATATGCTTCGGGTTTAAGTAAAGCTCAGAATGTTGTTGTCCTTCCTCAAGGTGGTTTTGAAAGAAGGCCTGGGTTAAGGTTTATGCTTGATCTTACTTCTCATGTTGGTGGTTCTTTTACTACTTTAGATGCTTTTAGATTAGTTTCTTTTGAGTTTAGTACTACCCAATCATTCATGCTTGCTTTTGTAAAATACGATACGACTAATACCAGGGTATTCTTTTTTGCTAATGGCATTCAAATCACAAATATTAATGGTACTGGTGCTGATTATCTAGTCTGTGGATTAGGAGATATAGATTTAGATAGAATGTATTTTACGCAAAGTGCTGATACTTTAATTTTAGTTCATGAAGATATGGCCCCTAAATCTATAGTTCGAGGAGTTAATAATTCGACTTGGGTTTTTTCTACAATAGCTTTAACCATTCCAAAAATAGCTTATACTTTAGCTACAAGTAATCCTGCTGGAACAATTACACCAGACAGCTTAGATGGCACAGTTACTATTACAGCTAGTGCTTCAGTATTTACGGCTGATCATGTTGATCAATATATAAATGTATTGAGTGGTTTTGGTCGTGCCAGAATTATTGAAAGAGAGTCAGCTACAGTTGTAAAAGCTATTACTGAATTGCCGTTTTTTAAAGTAGATCAAGCTATTGCAAATGGGGCATGGGAATTAGAAACAGGCTATGTTGATGCCTGGTCATCTTCAAAAGGTTACCCAAGAACATGTACTTTCCACGAAGGCCGTCTATATTTTGGAGGAAGTAAGTCACTTCCAAATACTTTGTTTGCTTCTAAGGTTGCTGAATTTTTTAACTTTAAAAGTGCTGAAGCTTTAGATGACGATGCTATGTTAGTCACAATGAATACTGATAGTGTTAATGCTATTACGGCTTTACGTTCTGGAAGAGATTTGCAGATCTTTACTAAAGATGCTGAGTTCTTTGTTCCTCAAGCTGATCTATCACCAATTACACCCGGCAATATAGTTATTAAGAATGCTACTCGTAGAGGGTCAAAAGAAGGCATTAAGCCTGTCATGGTTGAAGGTGGCACATTGTTTATCCAACGTGAAGGAAAAGCTGTCAGAGAGTATTTATTTAGCGATGTGGATCTAAGTTACCAGGCTAACAACATATCTTTGCTTGCTAGTCATTTACTTAAAACTCCTAGATCAATGGCTTTAAGAACGGCTACTAGTACTGATGATGGTGACCTTCTTTTAATACCGAATGATGACGATGGGTCTATGGCTGTCTTCTCTATTCTAAGATCTCAAAATGTAGTTGCCCCGGCAGAGTTTATAACTGATGGATCTTTCCTGGATGTAGGTGTTGATATCGGTGACATATATACAATTGTTAAAAGAACTATAGGAGGTTCAACTAAATATTATTTAGAAATGTTTGACGATCAAAGAACAACAGATAGTGGGATTCAATATTTCTCTGGTGCTACAGCCCCTGACCAGGCCAAACCATCAAATACAACTTGTGGCAGTTTAGGTCATTTAGAAGGTAAAGCTGTTAATGTTATCAGGGATGATTTTGTTTTAAACAACAATACTGTTTCTAGTTCGGCTATAACTATAGATGTTGCTCCAACAACTTATGTAGAGGTTGGGTTGCCTTATGTAGTTGAAGTTAAAACATTGCCAGCCGAACCAAAGCTTAGTTCAGGTGTTGTTGTTAGTAGAAAAAGAAGAATAGTTGAAGCGACAACTTTAGTAGACAGGACCCAAAATTTAGCAGTCAATGGCTTTGAACTCCCCTTCCATTCATTGCCCTATACTTTGGGTTCTGCACCAGCAACCTTCACCGGGAGGAAAAGATTAGCTCCTCTTCTTGGTTATAGTGATACAGCACAATTAACCTTTACAATGACACAACCTCTCTTCGCTACTGTGTTAGCCGTTGAGTACAAATTATCGACAGGGCAATAACATGACTATGGCAGTAGCCGGATTAGTTTTAGCTGGAGTTTCAGCCTATGCTCAGATCAAGCAAGGTGAAGCAACCAAGAAAGCAATGTATAATCAAGCCGAGCATAAAAGGTTAGAAGGTAGAGTTGAATCTGTAAAAGCTAAACAGCAAGGTATCCAGGTTTTAAAAGCTACTAACCAGGCGTTAGCATCTGTAAATGCCGTAGCTTATTCTGGTGGATTAGAGCCTAATATTGG